TAGAGCCGATGTAGGGAATGGAACTTTTGTAACGACAATAATTACAGGAGACCTCGCATAATGGCCAGTGAACTTAGAGTAAACACCCTGAAGGATGCCTCTGGGAACAACAGCGTGGCTACGTCTACTGTTGCAGAAGGTAGTGCAAAGGCTTGGTGTAACTTAAATGGTACAGGAACTGCTGCTATCCGTGACAGCTTCAATACGGCGTCCATCACAGATAATGGCACAGGTGATTACTCGACTACAAATACATCAGCTATGGGAAATGTAAATTATGTTTGCGTGGCAACTGCCGGTCAAAACTCTGGAGACCAAGCATCTGCAAGTAATAACGAGGCCAGTTCAAATAGAACTAGCACAGTAGTTAGAACACAAGTTTTGCGAAGCACATCCGACAGCGCACTAGATGTTAGCGTTTGTGAAGTGATTAAGATGGGAGACCTCGCATGAGTAAGGCAGCAGAACTCGCCGCACTGATTGGTTCGCAGTCGGCGTTGTCAGACAGGAACTTGATTATCAACGGTGCGATGCAGGTGGCACAGCGAGGCACAAGCAGCACTGGTCAGGGTGCATCTGACTTATTTCTTGTTGACCGCTTTCATCTAAATACCAACGGCAACTCTGCTGGCAGGTTTACTGTCACACAGGAATCTAATGGCCCAAGCGACATCCCTAATTCCTTAAAGCTGGCTTGCACCACAGCAGACACATCTATTGCGGCCAGTGAAAGGCTTTTCATTGAACAAAGGCTAGAGGGACAAAACCTCCAACGTATGAAAAAAGGCACCAGCGATGCACAGGCAATCACCGTGTCTTTTTATGTGAAAGGAAATGCAGCAGCCACATATGTGGTGGGTATCTTCGACAGTGACAACAGTCGTCAGATTGGCGCACAGTTTTCTGTGACGACAGACTGGAATAGAGTGTCTGTTACGTTTCCCGGTGATACAGGCGGCAGCCCACTAGATGATGACAATGCCGAAAGCCTGTCGCTTCGTTTTTATTTACACGCTGGCTCGACCTATACTGGTGGGACATTGCAGACAACGTGGGATACTGCCGTAAATAACGAGCAAGTAGGCAGTGGCACCACCTCTATCTTTGACAGCACCAGCCGCACGTTTTTCCTGACAGGAGTGCAGATGGAACTTGGCGAACAGGCCACGCCGTTTGAGCATCGGTCGTTTGGCGATGAGTTTATTAGGTGTCAACGCTACCATCAAAGATTTACGGGTGTAACCAATGGCCGTGTGGGGTTTGGCACAAAAACTAGTGCTACTAATGCAAGATGTATTCTTCCCTTTAATACACCAATGAGAGCCACACCATCTCAAAGTGTTACTGGAACCCCTCGTTTTGAGACGGGTGCTGCTGCACAGAACGTATCAAGCATTAATACTTCGGGTGCAAATACTCTGTGCGGGAGTTTTGATGCAACCACAGCATCTGGCGGTTCGCAAAACAACCCCGGAGTCCTTGACTTAGGTGACGGCGGCTACATTTTTGATGCGGAGTTGTAGATATGGATATTACATCAGCAAAGTATTATGCAAAAGATGGACAAAACCAAAGCATCAAAGCCACGATTGATGGCGTCGTTTGGTCTGTGCCTCTTGACTCAGAAAACACACACTACGCAGAAATCATGCGACAGGTCGCAGCCGGTGACTTGACAATCCTTGACGCCGACTGATGAAGCTGGCGATGGAACCCGTACTCAAGACACAGATGGAACTTGAGGCACACGAGAAGGAGTGCGCCATCCGGTATGCTGCTGTCCAAGAAAAGCTCGACGCCCTCGACAAGCGCATGTGGCGTCTCGAAGCGATGATCATGGGCAGTACGATTTTAGTTGTGGCTATGGTCGTCACAGTATTTATGGGAATTAGGTAAAGATGGCTCAACAAGATAAGATATCCACAGATACCGACCTGATGACCGAAATTGGCTCACTCGCCGCCGGACAACAGGCGGGAGTGCCTCAAGTCGATGTGGTGCGTCCGACGGTGCAACAAGGAGAGATGCAAGCAATTACCGGGACGCAGCTTCCCGGTCAAGTTGTAGCTCCGACGGGCATCGCTCCTACGACAGGTATCGAAGTTACAACTCCTACTGCTTCAACAGATTTAGGACAAATAGGTCCGATACAACAGATTACGCCTCAAGTCGGAGCGATGGAGGCGGCACAGATCGAAGCCACACCACAAATCGACATGACGCAAGTTGAAGGTACGCTATCTCCGGGTGCGATAGCGACTGCCGCAACAGCAGAACTCGATGAACGCGCTACTGTCCAATATCAACTCGGTGAGCTTCTTAATAGTATCGAAGAAGGTAAACCTATGCCAGCGTTTGCCGCCCCGGCTGTCCGAAAGGTTGCTGGTATTATGCAAGCCCGGGGCTTGGGTGCTTCGTCGATGGCTGCAGCAGCTATGACACAGGCTGTCATGGAGTCGGGCATTGTCATCGCGACACAAGACGCTAATAAGTACGCCACGATCCAGCTACAAAATTTGAAGAGTGAACAACAAGCCGCTCTCGCTAACGCCGCACAAGTAGCAGGTATGGACAAGGCAAATCTCTCTGCCCGTTTGCAGGGGGCCGTAACAAACGCGCAGCTTCTCCTCGCCACCGAAACAAAGAACCTCGACTCTCAGCAGAAGGCGGACACGCTTTCGTACAACGCTTTAACACAGGCTATCTTTAAGGATGCTGCCGAAGAAAACGCACGTCAGCAGTTCAACGCAAAGAACGAGCTACAGGTTGAAGAGTTTTTTGCCGAACTCGGATCACAAGTCGAGACGGCAAACTCGAACCGAAAGGCCGCTGTCGATCAGTTTAACGCGGGAGAAATCAACGCACAGAGTCAGTTTAATGCTGCGATGCGTGATAACCGGGAAAAATTCAACGCAAATATGCAGTTTGCCGTCGATCAGTCAAACGTACAGTGGCGCAGACAAGTCAACACTGCCGATACTGCCGTGCAAAATGAAACGAACCGTATCAACGCTCAGAACTTGTTCAACGCAAGTCAAAACGCCCTGAACAACTTGTGGCAAAAGTACCGTGACAACGCCGCGTGGAACTTCCAGAAAAACGAATCGTACTTGCAGCGGCAACACGAGGTCGGTATAATGGCGATGGAGTTTGCCAACTCCAAGTCGCTGTACAATCAACAACAAAAAGATCAGCTTGCTGCCGGTATCGGCAACTGGCTGGCTCTGTGGTACGCAAATAGAGGATCGTAAGTATGAATCTTTTGACTGCACTTATACCGCTCGGTATCGCCGCAATCACTGGCGGCATGAGCGGCGGACAGCAAACCGGATCAACAGCCTCTAGCATCGTCGGTAAACAGGGCATGAATTTAGGCGAATCTTTTCTCGTTAGTATGGGTGCGATGAAGGGTCCGGAAGGCATGTCGGGCGTACAACCGTTTACGGCCCCCGAAGCGGCACGTCCCCGTTCCGTTGCAGAGTTGACTCGGGGTCAGCCCACCACTCGTGCGATGCGTATGGACCCGGTGCAGCGAATGGTACAATCTGATCCCCGGGTAGCTTCTGCAGTGAGTCGTATGCTCACCGAAAGCTCTAATCAACAGATGCGTGACTTCGCTGCTAAATACGCAACTCCGATTACAACACGTCCCGGACGACGTACCCTAGCAACTAAACAACCCGGTGATATCAAGGTAAGGTAACTATGGCTGAAGAAATGCTCCCACAACGCGGCACTATCGAAGCTAAAGACCCGTTTTCCATGTCACCTCCGGGCTACGGTCTCACGTCTGACAATGAGCGTTGGCCGTGGGGAAAGCCACAGGAAGACGTTGATCCGGAATCCGTACTCCGCAAGGCGGTGGACTCCTTAGAGGTACCACACGTGCGCGAAGAAATGATGAAGCTCCTCATGGTGGGCGCGTCTGTTGAGGCACTCGTCGAAGGATATCTTTTTCAGGCGTTTCAGGAGGGCGGCTTCTCCCCAGACGTAGGCTTGCTGATCAAGGGTCCGCTGGCTATGTATATCGCGTCCGTAGCAGAGGATGAAAACATACCTTATCGTTTGTTCGAGAATGACGACGCCCTGACCGAAGACGAAATGGATGATCGTACGTTTTTCTCGATGATGCGGGAAAACAATCCGGCTATGTTCTCATACGTCAGCGAGACGATTAACGAGGGTATCCGTCGTGGAGAGGCACCTCAACCTCCTCGCGAGGAAAACTTTATGACTATGACGAAGAAGGAACCGTAAGCGATGGGTATTGGCTACGCACTTGCATCAGGACTCGTACAAGGTTTCACTCAAAATATTGGGCTTGAGATCGAAAAACGTGCGAGTGAACGGGAGCGTGTTAACAAGCTGAGAGATGCTATTCTTGTATCTTCTGTTGGTGACAACTTTAACAACGCTAACGTAGAGGCAATTCAGAAGATGATTTCTAGCTCCGAAGAGCAGATGCAAGCTCGTGGGGGTATCGACCTTTTTGGTACGCGCAGTGACGACATTCTTTCTGATGAAGAAATGACGAGCTTACTCGGCTCTCTCAAGTCAACTGTAGATGATGATGACGAAGTAGATAAGTACAAGCTCGGCGGCATCGAATGGAATACAGAATGGAAGGGTGACGCATCAACCTCTCGCATGTGGCTCTCTGAAGTTGCTGGATTTGCAAACAGCGCGGACTTCGAAACTGTTATGGGCGGTTTGAGCAAGCAACAAGCCGGAACTCTGTCATCATCCGTAAACGCCGCGCGTCGTGCTGTTATCGCTGCCGAAACTGACGAAACAAAAGGCTTGCGTCGTGCCCCAGATGTTAGCGGCACGGGTGTTCTCTACAAGGGCTTGAACTACCTCGACGACTACATCAAAGATAAATACGGTGATGACATTGTAGATGAGGTGGGCGGAACACACTCTACTGATCCTGCTCTTTTCGATCTCGATGCTCAGATCGTAGCTCACAACGAGCAGTTTCCGGACAGCCCATTCAACTCTATGGGTCCGGTCGTAAAGGGCGTCAACGCAGATACCGGAGAGCCAGAAGAGAAAATCCTAATTATTTCCGGACTCACCGGTATGGACGCAGAGATGCACAACGCCATCGCTGCCAACTTGGGCTACGATGATCGCCTCTTGTTCAAACAGTGGACAAGCAATTATATGACCCTCGCCGGTATCCCTAACACGTACAAGAAGCGCACCCTAGAGGCGTCTATTGAGATGGGTACGAGTATCGATGGTATCGAAAACGTAACTCCGCAACTCCTTCCGGCTATGATGGACGGTGGGACAGCGGAAGCAGCCGTCAAGCGTATCGCATCACAAGTACGTGATATCACAGGCGGTGACTTCACGATGGCTGTCTACGCCCTCGCTGCCCACCTTCCCGGTCGAAAGAACAAACCTCAAGCCGCTATCTTCGGGGAAGAAGTCATCGAAACGGATGTCGAAACTGTTCAAGGATACATCCTCACTAAGATATTCGGTGACAAAGCAGACACTGCAGACTTCAAGACGTTCATGGACGGTCAGGAGACTCTGCGTAATACTGCCGAGCGTCTCCAAGCTCTTTATGACGAGTTCGAGGGTTTCCGCAAGCGGGAAGATGACGGCGAAGAAATCCAGTACAGCATGGCGTATCAAGCCTTCAAGGGAAAGATGGTTGCCTACTTTGATCTCGATAAAGGTATTTTAGGCAATGCAATTCGTGATCTCAACCCGTTTAGTGAAGGGTCTCTCAACCTAGAGAACGATGAGCGTTTCACAACAGAATATCGAGATTATCTCAATGAACGTATAACAAATGCTGCCGACGAAAAAATAGCCGCACTCGAAGCTATGCGTATCTCTCTTGCGTTCGAGATGGCTCGTGCCGCAGACCCGTCTGGTCGTCTGTCGAACCAAGACATCGAACTTCAGCTTCGCAAGCTCGGCTCAAACTTCCAGACTATCGGACAGGCTCAAGCAGCCCTCCAAGTATCGATCAGGGAGTTTGAAAAGAAGCAGCAGCAGTACGCCGTTTTTGCTCGGTACGCTTCTGATGATCGTCCTGCCACAGCAAACGACTACAAGATTGTAGATGCGGCAATCGCAGTGGACTTCCTCAACCGTAACGGAAATGTGGCAACGGTCTCCGCTGCTATGCCACCTCCGTCCCCTGCACCGCTCGACACATCAAAAGTAATGAAACTCCCCAGCGGTAAGTATGTTGATAAAACAACTGGTGCTACGATTACAGATCAAAAGATGATTGACGCATACGAAGCAGCACAAGCAGGAAGTGTTTAATGGCTACACCTATCCCACAGGGACCGATTCCTGATCCGCTTGAACTAGGTGCAAAAGCCCTAAAAGTTATTACAGGCGGCGGTATCGTCAAAGAAGAAACTACCGGAGTAGACAAAGGCTTCCAAGTCGGAACGGACCCGATCACGGGTATGCCTCTCGTCGAAACGACGGGAGAGATGGCGAAACGAAGCGTCGAGGAACAAACCCGTCAGCTTACTTTCGATGAATTCAAGTCAAAAGTCATATCTGGTGATATTCCCACAGTTGCACAGATTCCGCAGGGAAATTTACAGAATGATATCGAGCTTTCTGATCCGAACTTACAAGGTATAGAACCTGAGTTCAAACAAGCGGCGCAAGAACGTGTAGAAAATGCCTTTGAAATGTACAAGGCAGGGCAGCCCGATATCACCCCTGTAGAATTCGGTCAGCAAATAGCAGAAGGTGAGTACGTTTTTGCTCCTACAGAGGAAGCACGCACCAACCCCGAACTGCTTTCTGTACAGCAAAACATCTTCGAGGGTAAGGCGGCTATCGCCCGTGTCGTAAGTGACTCCTTCTCCGGAATGACTAACCCCGATGGAAGTCAACTACCACAGGCCGATCAAAACGTAATCGAACGTGTGTTTGTACGCAACATCTCGTCAGGCGACTTCTGGGATGCCCTCGTCGAAAAGGTGTATGAAGGCACCGTAATTGGCACGGGTGTGTATCTTCCGGACATTGCAGTCAACTATGGCTGGGACGCAGTAAAAGCTACGACTAAAACGGGCATTTCCAACATCGGTGCATTCTTAACTGGTTCTGACACCAGCAAGGAGTGGATCGACGAGTGGAATAAAATGGCTCCTGATCGAGAAAAGGCTAGCCTCTGGTGGAAAGGCGTAGCGTCCGACGCTCTCGGTATCAAGCAGCTTTCGCAAGTTATGAACGAAATGGTCGAGATGGACCTTCAGCGGCAACTCGCTAACGGTGAAATCGAACAAGAAACGTACGACCGACTTACTACCCAAACGTACAAAGATGCAGAGGGCAACACGGTTACTGTGAAACCCGCATACGTCACTGAGGAGATGGCACAAGTCCTTCTCAATACGTCCATCGATCAGTTGAGCAACAAACAACAATACGGCTTGGTACTTGCTGAAGCATCTCTGATGATGGCCGGTGCTGGTAAGATGAAGGCAGCGACCGGTCGTAAGGACATCTTAGGTGTAGAAAAGAAACTCAAAGACCTCGCAGAACGTGCCTCGAAGCCGGACGCCACAGACGCCGACATCGAACTCTTTGCGAAGTACAGGGGTATGTCTACCGTACAAGCTGGTGAGGCCATGCGCATGGAAGGCTTGGTTTCGAACTTCAACAAGAAGAGTGCCCTCTACGCTCTCGGTGTAGATCGTGCTACAGGAAATCTGACCAAGATACTCAAAGAGCGTGACGTGCTGTCTCAGCAGATGCGTGACATGCGTAGTGATGGTGTCAATAAATTATCTGCAAAATATCGGACAGTCCAAGCTGAATATAATCGTCTCGGCGGCATGGCATTCCGTGCCGGAGTAACGGGCCGTGTTCTTCCCAACATCAAAGAAAACTTTATCGAAGCGGCTCCTCTCTCCGTCGTCATGTATTACATGGGTGAGAATGAAGGCGTGCGTGACTTTTTCGGAGGAGATCGCCTAGCTGCAGAAGGCGTAGGTGCCCTCGCGTATATAGCGTTTGGTAAGCCTACAGTTAAGGGTATAGGCAGTGCCGCATACTGGGTAAATCAACAAGGCGGTGATATTGTGGGTAAGGGACTCGGTATAGTTGAGTCTATTGCTAACATTCCTTTCACCGCTCTCGGCGTAAACGGCATCAAAGGCTATCTTCGCGACGGTAACATGCAAAACGTACGCGATATTTACAAGGCTCGTACCGGTGAAGACTTACCCCGAGAGGTTGAGACGGCTCTCACATACGTAGGACGAGTATCCACCTCTCTCGATGACGACGGACTTGATCAAGTTGTAACTTCGATGCAAAAGCATCAAGATCGTATGGCTCGTATCGTAGAGTCGTTTCCTCCAGATATGCGTCCGGAGATAGAAAAAATTGTCGCAACAGATTTTGCTCGTCAATCCAGCATTGGCTTTATGAATGCTGCTAACAGGCTTGCACGTTTTAGCGTCGATGCACGTGACGCAGGTAGCTTGAAAAACTTGAGCGCACAACAAAAGTACCTGCGGGTGATGGAAGCCGAGTCCGGAAAGACGGCACTGATGATTACTCGTCTACGGGAGATGGTTGCAAATCGCACTGATATTGCCGACCCAGAAGAGGTGGAGAATTACATTAGCTCTCTACAAGCGGCACAGACAGCCCAGACGCGCCTTGTCAACACAGAGAAGGCGGCTCTTTCCGAACAGATTACATCCTTCCGTGAAAACATCTTAGTCGATCCGAATACAGAGATTCCTCCGGGTATGCTCGAAGGACTCGACGACATGGAGCTAGAGCTTCTCGCTCCTACCCTCGTTGACGACGTAGCTATGCTCGGTAAGCTCGACGAACAATACGCTCGTAACACAGAGTTACTAGCGCAGCGTATGGAGAACATATCCCTATACAGGCGTAACGACACCAAGCACCTCAAGATGACCGCACGTAATCTTGAGATGTCGATGATGGAACGTCTCAAAAACATGAAGCGCAAAGCCAAACGCGGTTTTGTGGGGGTAGATTCTAAGGCTCGTAAAGCTGGTAAAACCGTTACTATCAACAACATGATCTTGGACTTGATGGAGTTCGCCCCGGACGATGCGGGTACGCTTGAAGCCTTCTTCAGCAAAAAGTCAAAATTCTTCACGGGCACGCTCGGTCGTCAGATGTACACGGTTGCGAACAAGATGGCCGTGCGTTCACTAGAAAGTTTAGAAGGCAACACGTACGATGAACTTCGTAAGCTCCACACGAATCCGAACGCAGGCGATTACTTCTTGGGTGAAGATGTACATCCCCTCGATATTATGCTCTTCTACATGAAGAGAGGTGAGGGTCCGGAGTTCAAGGCAACACCGAGCGAAGTCATGGACGTATACTCTGCGTTTCGGGATTATGCCGTTCGCACTGGAGATGATGAATTAGCATCGATGTACGACGGATATAGTCGTAACGTAGAAAAGTTAATTAAAAATCAGCTTCCCGAGTTGTCTGCAGAGTGGAATAGGGCGAAGCAGATATATCAAACGGAGTGGTTTGACAAACTTCGTGTCAACGGTCCTCTCGGAAAAGTTCACAAATCGCAAGACGGTCCTGTAAAAGCTGTTGGAAAACTCGAAGACAGTGAGGGACAGGAAACGTATTTTCTCGAAGATATTGCTATCGGAGAAGAGATTCCAGAAGGGGCTGTCATCAGTGATCGTCTCTTTCAAATCGCATACAAAAATATTACGCCTCTCGAAGCCTTCGATCCCTTCACGGAAAGCATCTCAAAAGCCTTACGCGGTGACGATGTGGCTATGACTTCTATCGTAAAAGTTCGTGATCAGTTCATCCAAGAGTTTAGCGACATATCCCGTATGGGCGGTGCAGAGTTTGTATTCGACCTGTCTACCGACGTAGGAGAGCGGGATTTCAATCTCGTCAAAAACGTGCTCGAAGAAGTCGTGTACGCCAAGTGGGGTAAGCAAGCTGCAAAACAGTTGCAACAACGCTCATCTCCTCTTGCTGCTACTCAGGGCGGCGGGTACGACTGGGAGTCTATCGAGAACCTCAATGAGGTACAGGACGCTCTGACCGTACTCGTAAAAGTTCCGGGTAAGGATCGTCCGGTTCGTATGAAACTCGTCGATCTCGATGATATGCTCGAACAGGATCGTGGGATTGCAAGTATTCTCAACAAAGCACGTTCAGGCGATGGCGATCCGAGTGACATGGTAATACTCGAAGAATACGAAAAGTATCAACGCCGAGTCGGCCAGCAGTCCGAAGCCGTTCGTAGCAAAGTTATCAGTGATACAGCTATTCAAAATGATGGTGCGTTGCTCATCAATCGCTTTATCGGACAGAACACACCCCGTCAATTTTTTGAGAAAATGGTTGTAGGTGGCTCTGCTAATGCTATCGAAGAACTTCGCGCTGAAGTCCTCGCAAAAGTAGGTGATCGATACACCATAGAAGTAGGCAGCAAACAGCGCACGTACGCCACAGAAGAAGCCTTCGATCGGGGCATCACATACCTTTTGGTGCGTGGTATGATGGACTATGGTGGAGTTGCCCCGGTGCAGGGCAAGAAAAGTGTTGGCCTCGACGGCGAAGAATTTACTAATATGGCCTTGTACACGCCAGAAATGTTAGTTGAAGCTCTCGAACGCGACAACGTGAAGGCAATTCTCGGACGATATATAGACTCTGATCATCAACAATTTATCACTGACATTGCCGACACTTTAAGTGAGGAGATGTCGTACGTTAGTCGTCAGCAAGGAATCGAGCCGAAAATTGACAACATTGTACGCCCGATGAATACCAATCAACTTATCTCTCGTGCGTTCAACCTCGCACGTGGTATGGTTTCGCCGCAGTACGTAGCTGCAGAATTTGGTGTGTCACTCGCCTCACAGGCCGGACTCGACCTGATGAAACTCGCGGCGGGGAACAAAGAAGCTGCGGACATCATGCTTCGTATGATTAAATTCCCGAAGGATATGACGAAGGCGGACTTGGATACTTTCGACAATCTCGTAACTGACTTTTTGATTTCCGAGCTTGGTCAATTAGGTGAAGAAGGTAGAAAGATGCTCGACGATTTACTCCAACAACCTGAAGATGAAGGACAAAGCTAATGAAAACATACACCAACGGCCAGCGCAAGGCCATGATGTATGGTGGTGCCGCAAAACGTAAATCGATGTTACATCACGGCGGCATCGCCAAGAAGAAAAGAAAGAAAGCGTATGCTGGTGGTATGATGACCGCAAGCCCGACACAGCAAAACACACAGCGTAAGCGTCAGCAGCAGACAGCTATGTCCGCTATGTCACCGATGCCGATGGCTAGTGGAGATACACCATTTGGTAAGTTGAGTATAAAAGCAGGCTACGATAATAATCCCGCACCTACAGTAGCAGACCGTATCGCGGGTGCGAAAATGAAAAAGCCTTAAACGTACTTAGCCGACTTATCTATAATCTCGTCAGCAGACGAGTTCAAATAACGTAACAAGGACACGACGGAGTGTGTGCCCTCATAATCAGGCACTCCCGTGTCCATTTCTTTTTCTAGGTCTTCCGGGCGCACCGACTCTTTGTTGAGTTCGACGTTGCCGTCCTGTCGTAAGTGTGCAGTGAGAGAAAACAGTTGCGCCTTCATAGCTGTTCTCCTACTACTTCACACCTGTAAGAGTACGCGTGTGGTGGTGGAAGAGCTTTAGGCATAGGAAGTATAGCCTCTGTCATCTCCATCACACGTTCTTCACATCGTTCTTCTGTAGGATACGGCCCCCGTTCATCTATAAAGTTGAAGCAGGGTCCGTCTGGTAAGTATATAGAACACACCATAACTATAGCCTTATACATTATTTAACTCCTCTATCGGGAGATTATAGCAGTCCGCCTTGAATACGAATCCGTTGTCCGGATCGATGTCACCACGACGATAGAACTTCGCGTTGCGGTAAAACGTACGTTTATCGATCTCCCCTAAAATCCACGCCTTCGAACCGTCGATCTTGATACGTACGAATACGTACGAGTCGCAGTCTTGTTTCGTTCCGTGCGCGGGTATCGTACAATCGTAGTGCGGTCGCGGCTTCGTGTTGCATCGTTTCGTCTTGACGTCGATGCGCTTGCCGTCTAGCACCAGATCGTAGTGCCTGTTATTCGCCTCTAGAGCGCCCGTGAGGTCGCTTACGACAAGCTCCCCTAGTGCCCCTACCACATGACTCGTACTACCCGTTATACTGCCCTCTAGGATGCCTACGTGGGCAGTCTTTTTTTGGGCACGACGCATCAAGTCCGGAGTGATAGGAACTTCGATCATGTCTTGACATCCTTTTCGTGGCACTCAATAGAGACGGTATAGTATTCATTGTCTTCCCAGCGCGTCCAGTTATCGGCCATAGCCTCGCACTGTGTTTCAGTCATGTCCTTATTGAGTACGATTTGATTGCCGATGTACTGCCACTCGTCGCCCGTGAAGCCCCACACGCTGATCACCAATACGAATATCTTACCCATCACTGTCTCCACGTTTTCTGTCTTGTTTGAATCTGTGCTTGAAGAACACCACAAGATTTATGACGGTGTTGACAGTGATAGCTCCGATGAGCCACCACTGCCACCACGTCGGCATGTCTCCCCCGCCGGTCATGCCGCGTTCAAGTCGACTACCTCACACGAACCTGCTGTACACGCAAGCTCACGAGAGCCAGATGTGTTATCTTCTTTTTCGTATTCGGACAGTGCGTCCCAGTCGATCTCAAATGCACCGAATCGTTGCTGCCATTCGAGATATTCTTCTCGTTCGATGTCTTGATAAGGAGCTTGTTGATACGAGTGATCAGTGTGAGGAAGGAACGATACACCCGATGCTACATCGAAGTTATCATATATCCACGACCCAACTTGCATCCACTCGTGTTCCTTTACGGAGATCGTAACGGACGGCTTGTGTTCGCACCAGTGAACTGCGTACGTTTTCCACAACTCTAGCTGTTCTACGGCTGTCATGTCAGTGCGTGTGACGGCAGCATCAGGTGATCGCATTGCAAATGAGAACACGGTGGTCGTGTCGGGCTTGGTTACGTCCGCCTCACTGTACACTCCTTGCTCCTTGAGGAACTGTGTCAAGGGGTCTTTGTTGTCAGCACGCACGGTACGAATATAGTAGTCGTTGTGTCTAGCGTGAATGCCGCTTGCAGCGTCCACCAGTTGCGATACAGTACCCGACGGTTTTACACAGGTGATAGCAGCCGACTGTGGAATACCAAGTTTCTCTGCGTACTCCTTGTTTGTATCGACGGCTACCTGACGCATCTCTTCGAGCCAACGTGGTGAGTCCACAGACTTTGAAAGAACGGAGTGATCCATGATACCAGTCAAGGATACGCCGAGCAAACGCTCGTCCTCTGTGTTGTCTTTCCATACCTTCCTCAAGTATTTGAAATCAGTTAGTGTAGACTGTAGGGTGCCCAAGATCGTAGCGAGGCGTACCTTGCTCTTCAATGAGTCGAGCGTATCACTCTCACGTACGACGACTTCCGACAGGTTACAGAACTGATACGGACGCAAGATAATCTCACTACAGGGGTTCGTACCCCACATGTGTCCTGTCTCGCGTCGACCGTTACGGGCAACTTGCTTGTCAGCAGCTTCACGATTGAAAATGCCCCGCTCTCCTGTCTTCGAGTCATACAGGGCTAACCACTCACGCATGAATATACCTATCTCCGGTTTACCCTTGTAGGCTACAGAGTTGTTGGCAAGACCGCGCTGACCGTCACGAAAGATGCCGCGATCAGGCTCATCATACCACTCACCCGTCTTAGCGTGACGCATCTGTTCATCACCTAAGTTCGACAGAGAGATCAAGGCAGAGCGGCGCACACCACCTACCACAACAACCTCGCCCACCTTACACATCAAGTCGTGGCACTCGATAGGAAACAGACGACGGCCCTTCGCTTTTTGAAAGAGCTTCACAGTGAATGTGAATAAATCGTTGAGAGGCTTCGGCCCAGATGCACGACCACCCATCGTCTTAAGACGCGCACCTGACGGGCGTATGGCAGACAAGTCCCACTTCGGAATCTGACCAGCGTAGAGAAGAGCGATGAGTTCGCGCAACGACTTCGCCCATCCGGGCTTCGAGTCGCCGACCTTAATTACCGTGTCTGTGTCATTCATCGTGTCGCTGACAATCGGCAGTTTTTCTACGTTTTCCCGTTCGACGGAGAAACCCACACCCGTGCCGCACATCAAAATGTACATGCACTCGTCAAACGAACGGGGGCTGTCTACGGGTATGTAACTACAGTTGTAACCACAAATGTTATCCCGAGCGAGAGCCGGACCCGCAGTCATCATCGCACGCATCGACGGCATGATATCCTGACTCAGGATAGCTTGTTCGATGTCGAACATATCTGTGTCCGAAACTTCGTACTGATGCTTGCCACGAACCTGATTACGCATATAGTTCGTGTAGCGAGACACGGTCTCGTCCCAGTTCTCTCGACGCTGTTCATCGTCAAGCCAACGTGCGTATCGTGACTTGTGTATGAATTGCTGATACGGCGTAGGCAACATGTTATTCATCTTCTATCTCCTTTATAAGT